ATGCAGCTCCAATAACAATTTGATTAATTGCGCCCGATGTTGATACTGCCACATTGTAACCTACAAGAACATTTCCTGTTCCTGTTGTAAGATTGTTTGTTCCAGAATATCCAGCATAGGCTCCAACTAAAGTATTATTGATACCTGTAGTAACACCAGCTCCTACTTGGTTGCCCATGCCTGTATTAGCGTTTGCTGTGTTTGAATATAAAGCGTTCCAGCCAATAGCTGTGCTGTATTGTCCTATAGTATTGTTTGTTAATGCTTGAGTTCCAATTGCTGTATTGTTTGTTCCTGTAGTATTTGCCCCTAATGACGAATATCCAATACCCACATTTCCAACACCTGTAGTATTGTTTGTTAATGCTTGGTAGCCGAAAGCATCGTTAGGAGTGCCTGTGGTGTTGTTAAATAATGCAGAATATCCAACAGCAGTATTTTGAGATGCTGTATTTTTATTTAATGTAAGATATCCAACAGCAGTATTTTGAGAGCCAATTGTATTTGTTATAAGCGAATAATTACCAATGGCTATGTTGTTAATTCCTGTAGTGTTGTTAAGTAAAGCCTGAACACCAAAAGCTGAATTATTATTTCCTGTTGTATTAGAAGATAAAGCACTTGCACCAACCGCAGTATTAGTAGATACAGAACCTGCACCTTGACCTACAGTTACGCCATGAAGCGTAGCATCTGACGTAGATGTCAAAGTTGTAAATGCGCCAGAGCCAGCAGTACCACCACCAATTGCCACACCATTAATTGCAGTTATTGTTGAGCCTAATGCTTGTGCAGTAGAACCAAACGTAATTGAACTATTAGCAAGCATAGTATTAGTGACTGTGCCTGTATCGCCTGTAGTGACTACGTTGCCACTTACTGCTGGTATGTTTAATGAATATGAGGAAGCGGTATTAGGGCCAACTAAAGCGACCTGACCACCTAGCGTTGCTTGAAAAACTAATTGACCCATGATTTTTTCCTTATGGTGCTATATAAATAGTAGAAGCTGTCAAAGCCCCTGTTGATGGATTGTATTTTAACTTGCTTGATGAAGTATTTAAAGCCTCATTACCACCTGTTGCACTTACAAAAGTAAGATAGTAATTAGCATTTGTACTTACATCTGCTGTTGCAATATTTGTAGCATTTGTTGCTGTAGTGGCGGTTGTTGCAGTTGTTGCAGTTGCGGCATTACCACCAATACTTAAACTTGTAGCCGTTCCTGTTAAGCCTGTACCAGCACCTGTAAATGATGTTGCTGATAATACTCCAGTTGATGGAACAAAACTTAATTTAGTTGAGCTAGTAGTTTGTGGCAAATTTCCTGTGGTAGCAGATACAATTGTTGGATACCAAGTAGAAACAGAACTTGTATTGTCAGTAATTGCAGTATTTGTAGCATTTGTAGCCGTTGTGGCTGTAGATGCACTACCTGCTGACCCTGAGATATTAACTGCAAGTGAAGTGATGCTACCGCTTGCCGCATTAAGTGCTACAGCAGTCGTGCCAATATATAGTGATGAATTACCTAATACGCCACTAGGAATTGTGCCTGATAAGTTACCAGCAGTTAAACTTGTCAAACTTGCGCCAGAGCCACTAAATCCTGTTGCAGTCAATAAACCTGTTGATGGGTTAAATTGATATTTAGTAGAACTTGTATATTCAGTAGAAATATTACCGCTAGTTTGATTAGCAAATAATGGATAGCGAACAGCGTTAGTAGTTGTATCGTCTGTGACTGTTGCGTAAGCCGTTGGAGTTGTCCAAATAGGTGCGCTAGTGCCATTAGATGTTAATACTTGACCTGTAGTTCCAGCACTTAAAAATAATGTTGAACCTGCGCCTGATTGGTAAGGAATATATCCTGCACCACCACCAGCTAAATTAGTTGCAGTAGTGGCTGTAGTTGCTGACCCAACAGATAAAGTAGATTGAGCAACATATTGTGGCGCAGAAGCACCAGCAGTCAACACATAATTAGTCGTTCCTAACGCTAAAAATGCTGTAGCACCAACGCCCGTGTTATAAGCCAAAGCACCAGCAGAACCACCGCCAATATTAGTTGCTGTTGTAGCAAGCGTAGCAGAAGCCACAGCACCACTTACAATAGAACCTGATATAGATGTTATCCATGCAGGATTTGAATAGCTACCAGTCGTATAAACGCCATTGGTGACTGTTCCTGCGTTACCTGTGATTCCAATACCCCAAGTTCCAGATGCGTTTGTACCTGTTGTTGAAGGTGCGCCAATTGTATTGTAAGAAATAGTTTGTGCAACAGAGCCGTTAAATGTTGTGCCTGTTGCGCCACCTGTTCCGCTATTATTAAATGTTAGCGAATTTGGTGTGTTAGCTGTAACTGTTGTAGAACCGCCTAAACTAACTGCATTGCCATTAATTGTAATAGATGAATTAGTCAAATAACTGTTAGCAATAGGTGTCGCATTCCAAGTACCTGCCGTTAGCGTTCCAACCCCTGTAATCCCTGTGTATGAACCACTAATTAAACTAGATGCAATTGTTCCGCTGGTGATTTGACTAGCAGCAATAGCAATAGATTGTGCAGATAAAGCAGTTAATTGACCTTGAGCATTAACAGTTGCGCTTAATGATTGGCTTGCAGATCCATAAGCACCTGCCGTTACGCTTGTATTAGTAATAGAAAATTGATTAGCAGCTAGAGTTAAACCCGTTCCTGCGGTATAAGTAGAAACTCCAGAAAACAATACCCAAGTAATCGGTGTTACGTTAATAGTGCCTGTGTCAGCAGATGTTGATACCCATGCTGTATCAGCTTGAGAGCCATTTAAAACGACTGTGTATGCGCCTGGTACTTCTGACCATACATCCATATCGATTGCACGAGTCCAAGCACTTGCAGAAGCGTTATAAATACCATTGTATTGACTAGAACTTTGATTTTTTACTAATACTCTATCGCCAGCCAACGTAGTGTAGCCATCAATAGTTTGTAATCCTGATAGCGTAATGTTGGTTAAAGTTGCACATTTACACGCTGCTTTAGGGCCAAGACCTTGTGCGACTGTGTCTACATAAAACTTATTAGCAATGTCAGTATTGCCACTAGGTGTAGTGATAACTTGACCTGTTGTCGTTAGAACATTAGTAAAAACTCCCGTTGAGGGAGTAGTTGCACCAATTGTCGTACTGTTAATCGTACTATTGGTTATATTTAATCCTGATTGACTAGGATTGATGGAAGCATAAAAAGGCTGACCCTGACCGATAAAAGTCTGAAAGTTGCCGTAAACGTCAAAGTACGCTTGAACAGGCAGTAAATTTTGGTCTACAGTTGAACTAGGGCCAGCCATGTGTTTCCTTAATATGCCATTGCATTAACTAAAATTACATCACCAGCAGACATATTAGTAGCTGCACCTGTTGTTACAGAAAAGCTAGTAAATGTGACTGAAGTTGCTGTGCTTCCAGTTAATTGTAAAAACAATGTACTACCACTTGTTACATCAGCAGCAAAAGCCAACCAACCATTTGATGCTGTTGGTAAAGTAATAGTGCCATTTGCAGCCCCACCTGTACCAACAACAATTTTAAACACAAAAGTGCTTGTTGCTGAAATTGTAGGGTTAGTACCAAAACCACTGCTAATAGTAGGTAATGATGTTGTTGATGCTAATAAAGTACCATTTAAAGAAATAGAACTTGCATTATAAGGCGCAAGTAACTGATTCCCACCTTGACCAATTAAACCTGTACATACATTGTTTACATTGTACTGAGCTTGTACTGGCAAAATGTTATTGGTAACTGTTGATGCTACTTGGTTTGAACTCATTATGAAATCCCCTCACCTGGAGTAATTTCAGCACTAGAAGCAGCACTAGAAATAAACCAAGCATTAGGTGGAATATAACCAATAACGGCTACTCCGTTAGCAGGTACAGCAATTGTATTAGCTTGCGGTGTTGTTAAGCCTGGCGCAGTTACCGTAACAGTAACAGCTAAATCATTAGGCTCTGGCGGTTGCCATGAAACATGAATCAAGCTAGAAGTAATATTGACAATCCGATAGCTAGATGGATATACGTTATTACTTGTTTTAACTTGAACCGATGCCAAACTTCCCACAAGATACGTTGGGCCAAAAGGCGAAAACGGTGAGTTATAGGCCATGATTTTTCCTTTATAGACCTGCTGGCAATTGACCTTCTGGGCGAATAACTTGAATTACATAGTTACCAGCCAAAGGTGTTGCGCTTGATCCTGATACGTTAGCAAATTGAATTTGCAATGTGTTAGCAGCAGTTACTTCAGCTTCTGCATAAATAATACCAGCAGTTTGAGTGCCAATAACACCAATAACAATAATTTGATCAGTTGTTAAAATGCCAGGTACAGTAAATGTTTGATTTGATGAAGTACCTGTTACAGCAGCTGGAGTCAATGAAACTGAAAGATATGAAACGCTTAAAGCATTTCCACGAGCAATAGTAGTAGATGACATGATTTTTCCTTTGAATAAGGTTAACTAATTATAGGGGTTTAAAGAAAAAAAGCCACACTTTTTAGGCATGGCTTCTTCTCTTTTTTTACATTATTTAGCTCTTAGCTAAAGTCGTAACCATAGATGTAAGCATCAAAAGTACCGACTACGCCAGAAGCTGTACCAACATACACATACAATGTTTGTGCAGAGAAAGCCAAAGTGCTTTCATAAGCAGTAACAACTTGTGTACCAGCAATTGCTGTTAAGTTAGCTAAGGTTGTAGCAGCAAATACTTCTGAACCTGTACCACCGCTGCCACCTGGTGCTGTGTAAATAGAAGCTACTGTTGAGCTTTCATTTGCTACTGCACCTGCGTTGTTAGCATTAGTATAGATTACAGAGGCAGGTAAATAATTATTAGTATTATTTATCTGAACTGCTGTAGAACCTACATAGTTAGAGTTAACACCCTTTACCACAGCCAATAGACGTAAAGCCTGATCGGTTGTGACATTGGAAGGATGTCCTGAGGTGGTGACTGCTGGGCCTGGATTAGACATAATAGTTTTCCTTTTCTTTATCCGTTAATTAAGCTGAAACTCGGCAAGCAAGCTCAGGATATAGAGGAGCCCAACCATACAATACGTCTACACGAGTAGGAATTGAGTCGTTGTTAATTGTGTATTGACGAACAACACGCAATGATAGACCCACTTCTTTATCTGATGCACGACCAGCAAAGTGAACACCCTCTGGCAATTCCAAGTCAGCAGTTGCCAATGTGAATGCATTGCGATGCATTACAATGTTTTGTGGTGAAACGATACCGTTACCACTTGCATTGTATTGTGAAGCAAAGAATGTCACAGCAGCTGATGATACTGGGCTAGGAATTGAAACGTTTTGGAACTGACCAGCAGAAATAATTGCTGGAGATACAGTTACTGAAACGCTTGAACCAGAAGCTACAGAAACAGCAGATTTAACTACGAATGAACGTAGTTTGTTTGTGCCGTATGCTTGACGATTTTGTGGGTTGACTGCATACACACCAGCGATTTGGAATGTATCACCAGCGTTCAAGTTGATTGTGCCTGTGTTAGCAGCGTTCAATGTGATTGTTGATGTTTGCGCCCAACCAGAAGTCAAGAAACCAGCAGCAGTAGATGTGTTTACGTTTGCAGTTACTGTAGATGTTGAGAAGTTACCAAAAGTTTGTGAAACAATGTTTTGGTCTAGTTTCCAGTTCATACCTCCTGAGTCACGACCCATCAAACCTTTAGTGTATTGGCTTGAGATTTGTTCTGTAGGAACGAACAAACCTTTCAAGCTGTCAACAGTAGCAGCTGATGTGAATGGCTCGATGATTGCTGAACGACGGCCATCACGAGGTGCGCCTTCAGAGTCAAGATATGCTTGAGCATTTAACCAAGTATACAAGCCTGTTGGTGGTGTACCAGCAGTACCTGTAATGTTAGCTGTGTTCAAAGCAGCAGTAGTTGTACCATCAAAGTCAATCTTGTTGGCAATAGCTGCAACGGCTGGTTTCAAGATACGGTCAGAGAACATATCCAATGAAAGAGCCAAGTCTTGTGTGGTAAATTGTGTATCAACGTGGAACTGACTTGTAAGCGTTACAGGTACTGAAGTTTCGTTCAAGTCCTCTACGTTCAAAGCTGGGCCA